TTTGCCTCGCCGGCCTCGATGCGCTTCACCGCCGCCGATCGCAGCGGCATCCGGGTCGCACCGCCCGAGACCTGCTCGGCCACGACGTCCACCAGCTCCGCCCCCAGCCGCTCGCACTCCGCCTCGATCGCCCTCCGCTGCGCCGCAAGGCCAGCGCCGTTGACGGCCTGGCCCTGCGTGCTGACACGTGTGTAGCCGATGACCTTCACAGCGGGATCTTGGCGAAGTGGTCCTGCTCAACCTCAACGATTACGCAGCCGGGATGCCGCTGGGCCACTGTCTTCGCCGCCTGGTTTGACGTGGTGGACACCACGTACGCCCAAAGGACTCGGGGATCGGTGGGGATCGGTCGATAGGTGACGCACCACCACGCTCTCATGCCAGCCCTCCGTCCTCGACGAACTGGCTCCAGCCGCCCTCGTAGTGGTCAATCACGCCCTTCTGGATTTGCAGGTCACTCATGTCGTCAACCTCTTCGGGGCTCTCGATGTCTGCCCACATGCAGTCCTTGACCCAGTCCCGTGCCGATGTCATCTGCTCCTTCGTCGTCGTCAACTGCGACTGTGGTGACAAGCTGCTCATGGTCCGCTCCCTTCGCTCGATTCCTGCTGACACCCGTAGCGTATACCAATCCCGTATACCAAGTCAAGGTCTCAGGGCAGATTGGTTATGACAGTCTTGGCGTAGGCTCGCACCGCCCTCGAAGAGAGCTACCCGCGGCGCTGAGCCGCTGGGCTAACCACGGGTCAGAGCCGGGCTAGCTCGCACGCCTGGCGGCACGTGCATCCGGGGTGAGCTCCAACGGGAACCAGACGGAGGGCATAGAGCGAGCGCCGAAGGCCCCACGCCTTCCCAGCGAGCGTGCGAGCGGACAGCCCGACAGCCTCACTGACAGCCTGGCCGGCTGAGACTACGTGGCGGGCTACGATCGCAGGCGTGACCGTCGGCACGCCGTTCGTCAGCCCCTACACCCCGGAGCAGCGCGCCGAGGCCCTCGAGCTCGCCCTTGCCTCCCGCCTGCCGAGCATGGTCGGGCGCTGCCAGGAGGCCTCAGCAGCCACAGGCATCCCCGCTCCGACCATCGAGACCTGGCTCCGCCGGGAGGACAAGCGCCGGCTGCGGACGCCTCCGATGAGCGTCGAGGAGGCCCGCAACACGCCGGCGGCGGCCCTGCGGGCGAAGCTGAGAACGGACCTGATGGTCGCAGCGTCCCTGCTCATGGACGACTTCCTGCGCTTCTACCCCGACCTCGACGAGAAGAGCCGCAAGGACGCCCTCGCCGGCGTGCAGACGGCGCTCTCCATGTACCGCCTCGAAGCGGGCGAGGCGACGAGCCTCAGCCAGCAGGTCCCGAGCCTGGACGCTGCGAAGGCACGCCTCGCCGAGCTGCTCGGCGTAGGCCCCGACGACCTGGAGGCCGAGATCACCCGCCGGATGCGTTCGAAGGCGGTGACGATCCAGGCTGAACGAGATGGTGATGGCGAGCTACGGGCCGCACTCACCAGCCCTGTCCCACCCCCTCAGGGCGAATCGTCGCAACCACGAGAGCCGAGCACCCCCCCAGACCCGACAAGCCCGTCATCTCCCACCCCTGACGGCGCCTCTCAGGCGTAGCCCTAACGCTCGATTGGTATACGAACCCGAGAGTGGGAAGTTCTGCGATGCGATCCGAGGGATTCGGCGGGATTCGGGGGCCAGGCCCACGATGACGGGCGGCTGCCTGAAGCTAGAGCCCCGCGGCCGACTCAGCCCACATTCCGCATGTCATAACGCCCCCAGGCCTTAGACTCGCCCCGTACGTACGTTCGGCTCGCAGAGAGGCCCCCCGATGCGGATCCTCGAGACCCCCGCTCCCACCGCCCTGACCCTCACCGCCTCCTTCGCCGACTTCACCGGCGTGGCGATCACCGAGAACCCGCCCCAGCCGATGCCCTTCTTCGCGATCTTCATCCTCCACGCGGAGATCACCACGGCCGCCGTAGGCCTGAACCGCATCACGGGCCAGATCCTGCTGGGCTCGACCGTCATCGGCTCCACGCCGCTGCTGCAGACAGTCGACAACTCCCTCGGCGGGGGCACCGTCGTGGGCTACGCCTCCGGGACTCTCGCCGCCGGGGCGACGAACACGATCAAGGCCCAGGTGAAGGCCAACAGCGCCGGCGGGGTCTCCGTGGCCGGCGCCCAGTCCAAGCTCATCGTCTTCATCGACAACGCCCAGGTCTCCTAGGACCGATGGCCGTCTCGACCGCCCGGGTGAACCGCTGGAAGGCCCAGGTCCTCGCCGAGGTGGCCCAGGGACTGAGGGAGATCCCCCACGGCACCGAGCGGGGCTACATGATCTACGGGTGCCGGAGGTCCTGCTGCCGTGCCGCCCGCCGTGCCGCCCTCGCCCGACGCCGCAGGCGACACTCGTGACTGATGCCGCCGTGGCCGCTCTCTCGGAGGGTCTCTGCCCCGCCTGCCTCGTGCCGCTGGAGCAGCCCGACCCCGACGGCTGGGCACCCTGCGAGCAGTGCGGCTGCGCGTGGAAGCTGCGCTTGGAGATCCTCGCAATAACCCCATGAGCACGCTGGGCGACGAGCTCGCCTACGCCTACGAGCAGTACGAGAAGGCCGCCGCCCGCCACGAGGCCCGCGAGCGGGGGCGCACCGACCTCGCCTTCTGGGCCGAGACGGCCCTCACCGACCGCAAGCTGTGGAGCATCCAGGCCGAGATCGCCCGGGCCCTCAGCACCCCCCGCGCCGTCGTTGCCGTCCCGTCGTGCTACTCATCGGGGAAGACGTGGCTGGCACCCCTCATGGCCCTCGGCTTCTACGACTGCTTTCCCGACTCCAAGGTCGTCACGTTCTCCTCGAGCTTCGAGCACCTCCGCGACGAGCTGTGGGGCGAGCTGCGCGGCCACCTCCCGCACCTCGCCTGGCCGATCGAGGGTCGGGTCCTGCCCGGCGCCCTCCGCATCGACGGTGGTCCGAACCACTACATCGTGGGCCGGGCCCCCGACTCCCAGGAGTCCACCCAGGGCTATCACGCCCCCCACATCCTGATCGTCGTCGACGAGGCGACCTCCGTCGACCAGACCCTCGCCGACGGCCTGCGCGGCCTGCGGGCCTCCGGAGACTGCCGCATCCTCGCCATCTTCAACCCCACCGACGACACGAGCTGGGCCTACGACCTCTGCCAGCTCCCCTCGACGGACGTCATCCGCATCTCGGCCGTGAAGACCCCCAACTTTACCAAGGAGCCGCTCCCGCCCACGGCGAGCCTCATCGACGAGGCGTACCTCCAAGACCTCATCGCGGCGGGCCAGGGCCCCGGCACCTACGTCTGGACGACGAAGGTGGAGGCCCAGTTCTGGACGATCGGCGAGGACAAGCTCATCTCCACCTCGTGGGTCAACGCCGCCCCCGGCAACAGGCTGAGGGCCGGCCCCCGCGTCATGGCGATCGACCTCGCCTCCTACGGCGACAACGAGAACACCATCGCCTACCGGGAGGGCAACCGCCTGACCAAGCTCGAAGGCTTCCCCTCCATGCGCTCGGACATCTTCTGGAAGACGATCGTGAAGCCCCGCGTCCTCGCCTTCGACCCCGCCCACGTCGTCTACGACGGGGACGGTCCGGGCGCTGGAGCCTACGAGTCCGCCGTCAACGCCTGCGGCGAGCACCGCCTCCTGGTCGTCCGCGGCGGCGTCGACGTCGGCGTGCAGTACGTCAACCTCCGCAGCATGTGGTGGTGGCGCCTCCGCGGCCTCTTCGAGCGGGGCGAGCTGGCCTTCGGTCCGGAAGTGGTGGACGACCACCTCATGAAATCTCAGCTCGGCGCACTCAAGTACGGCTTCCCCAACGGCAAGATCGCCGTCGAGACCAAGGAGCAGGCCCGGCGGCGGGGGGTGAAGAGCCTCGACAGGGCCGACGTCGTGATGTACGCCTTCAGCTTCGACGCCCCCGACTGGTCCGTCCGGGACAAGCTCCCCGACTTCAGCGAGAAAGGTCTGTGGAAACGGGTGGGGGCCGAGCTTGACCGCCAGGACCTCCGAGTCCGGGTCCATCCCGTGACCGGCATCCCCGACGCCGACCACGACGACGGCTTCTACCCGGGCCTGGAGGAGGACTAGGAGGTCTGGGTGATCCGGGCGTTGGCGACGGTGAGCGTGCCGGCGTCCACAGAGGCGGTGAGGCTGAGGAACAAAGCGACCCCCATGTTCAGGAAGGTCTTGGCGGCCCCCGCCACCGCCTGGCTGGACGTGTCGCTGGAGGCGTGGGCCGACTCCGTCAGGGTGCCGTTCGCTCCGGCTATCCGCACCGCCACCAGGGCCTTGAAGAAGCTCATCGCGGTCGCTGCCCCCGCCCCCGGCGTGGCGAAGAGAGAGTCGGCGGTGGTGCCGGTCGTCCCGACCCGGACCCCCCAGGTGACGTTGGCCCCCACGGAGAGCGTCGCTATCGCCTCGATGTCGAGGCTGGCCCCGACGTAGAGGAGCCCGGCCGGGATCGGCAGCGCGAGGACGACCGTCTCCACAGCGGCGATGGTCAGCGTCGAGAGAAGGGCCACGCTGGGGATGCGGAGCCCGGAGGGGCTGACGGGGGCCGGCACGGGGAAGTCGGGCACGGGGGCAGTCTACGCCCCCGACGCAGCGCCCAGGGCGTCATAACGTGTCATAACGCTGCACTGCCAGGGCCAACGCCCGCGACGGCGTAGACTCGCTGCGTGCCGACCTTCGTCTACCTCGACCGCATCCTCACCCCCCTCGGCTACGCCCAGGTAGCCGCCGGCTCGCTCACGCCCGCCCAGGGGCTGCCGTCCATCCCGAAGGGTGCCACCATCGCCCTCCTGCAGGCCGAGGGGAGCAACGCCCGCTGGACCGACGACGGCTCCACGCCCACGGCCACGGTCGGGATGCTGCTGCTGAACGCCGCCGCCGGCGAGCAGATGTATTACGGCGACCTCTCCAAGATCAAGGTGATCCAGACCGCCGGCACGACGATCCTCAATGTCACCTACTACAAGATCGGCTAGGCCCTCGTGGTTGCGCTCGGCGGCCCGTCCCAGGAAGCCGCCATGGAGCTGCTGTGGTCCTGGCTCACCACGCTCGGGATCGCCGACCCCGGCGCTACGCCCCCCAAGGTCAACATCTCCGCCATCGTCTCCGGCGGTATCAGCGCAGCCGGTGGCGACTCGATCGAGGTCGTGGGCCGGGACGCCGGCTCGGTGCTGCGGACCCTCAAGACGCTCACCGACGGCACGCTCCTCGTCCTCACCGCAGCCCCCACCACCCTCCAGTACGGGCGGCAGACTGTTGCCGTCACCGGTACCGCCGTGCAGCTCCCCAGCCAGGCCCTCACCGGAGCGGCCGGTGCCGTCGTCCAGGCCCTCGCCGCCAACGCCGGCACCGTGGTCATCGGCGACTCAGCGGTGACAACCGCCAACGGAATGCAGCTCCAGGCGGGCCAGGCCACCGGCGTGAACATCGACAACCTCAACCGCCTCTACGTGAACGGGAACGCGGGCGACGGCGTCTGCTGGATCGGGACCTAGATGGCCATCCCTCCCTTCGGCGCCCCCCCGTTCCCGGGCTTCGCCACCGACACCCTGCACGTCCTCCGAGCCGGCGACACGATGACCGGCGACCTCACCGTCACCCCGGCCGCCAACGACCTCACCACCCTCAAGGTCAACCGCGCGGGCGGTGCTGTCGACGTGCTCACCGTGGACACGACCGATGCCCAGACGACCTTCCGGGGCATCAACGACCTCGCCACGCTCGGGACCGAGCAGCTCGCCTCGCCCGGCAACTTCAACCTCCCCGCCGACTGGACACTCCCCGGTCCCGAGTGGGTGGGCAGCGCCACCACCCTCACCGGGACCCTGGCCTCCTCGACCGTCCTCGCCACCGTTGCCAACTTCCCGGCCGCCGTGATCGGCACCGTCTACCGGATCAACTTCCGGTCGACCTCGGTTACCGCCGGAAGCTTCACGCTCAACCTCGGCGGGGTGGCCTCCAACCCCATCTCGACCAACTCCGGATTCGCCGGCAGCTCCGTCATCCTGACGGCGGTCTCGACGGCTGGGCTCTCGATCGTCGGCACGGGTTTCAGCGGTGCCATCGCGGCGCTCTCGGTCAAGGTGGTGACACAGGCCAACGCCGTCGTTCGCTTCAAGGGGTCGGCCGCAACCCTGCTCGGTGAGATCCGTGACGGCGGCACCGCCAACTACGGGGCCGGTCTCGGCGCCCTCGCCAGCAACCTCTCGGGATCGAATGACCTTGCGGTCGGGGTCAGGGCACTGGCCTCGGCGCAGGCCCAGAGCAACTGTGTCGCCCTGGGGGCCAACGCCCTGGCTGCACTGGCGGCAGGTCTCGGCCAGTGCCTCGCGGTCGGGGCCAACGCGGGCCAGAGCCTCTATGCGGGGACCACGGACGTCTTCATCGGCTACAACGCCGGGTCGGCTCTTCAGGTCGGCAACGGCAACACCGTGGTCGGGGGCAACTCCTACAACAACGCCGTCTCCGGAACGAACAACCTGATCCTCGGCGGGGCGATCGGGACCGGGCTCACGACGGGAAGCACCAACATCCTCATCGGCTTCGGGTGCGGCAACAACATCACGACCGGCTCGGGAAACATCATGATCGGGCAGGTCAACGCGCCCTCAGCCGGAACCTCGAACTACCTCTCCATCGCCGACGTCCTGAAGGGCGACACCTCTCTCAAGATCATCGGTGCCAACGTCACACCTGCGGGAAACGGCTACCTGCAAACCCAGGCGGGGACGTCCGGCACCCCGGCCAAGGTGGGCGGTACCCTCTTCGACCACTTCGCCGACGCCGGCAACTCCACCACCGTCGAGACCGACCTCTACTCGGACACGATCGCCGCCTCGACCCTCGCCAACAACGGGGACAAGCTGCAGGCCCAGTACGGGGGAACCTTCGTCTCCAGCGGCACTGCCACGCGGGAGGTGCGGCTGTATTTCGGGGGAACCGCCATCTTCGACACCGGGGCCCTCAGCATCTCGCTCGCCGCCTCGTGGGTGCTCGACGTCCTCATCATGCGGGTGGATGCCGCCACTGTCCGCTACAAGATGGACCTGACCGTCGAGGGCGCCGCCCTGGCTGCCTACACCGCCGCCGGCCAGCTCGCCGGCCTAACCCTGTCCTCCACCAACGTCCTGAAGATCACCGGCCAGGCCGCCGGGGTGGGAGCAGCGACCAACGACATCGTCGCCAAAGTCAGCACTGTCGAGTGGAAGTCCGCCGCCTAGAAGGAGTCCACGTGAGCTACGCAACCGAGTACACCGCCAGCCACCCGACCGTGACCACGCCCAACTTCGCCCAGCGGGTGGAGATGGCGCTGATCGTCAACGCCGGGTTCATCTACGTCGAGGACCCCAACAACCTGAACCCGCAGCACCCCGCCCGGGCTGTCCTCGCCATGAGGTACGGCCAGACCGGTGCCGCGGCCAACGCTGCCCCGGGCTGGGTTGAGCTGTGCGCCGCTCAGGCCCTCACTTGCGACGCAACGACGACCGACGCCCAGATCGACGGGGTCATCTCCTCACGCTGGAACATGGTGGCGGGGGCCTGATGCCGTTCACCGCCCTGGTAGGCAAGCCCGCCGAGGACGAGGCGGCTCGCCGCGCCGTGACCTACGAGGCCCTCCTGCACCAGGCAGCGAAGACATGCGTCGAGGAGCACTCCCGCGAGTTCGTCACCACCCTCGACGGCCATAAGGCCCATGTCGGGGTACTGGTCGAGCGGGCGAAGGAGATCCACCGCCGCACCCTCCGCCTGCTGCTCGCCGGCGGCGTCCTGGTCCTCGGCGACATCGTCGTCCACTTCATCCACTGAAAGGAGAAGCCATGGGAGTCCGCCACCTGCTGCACCTGTTCACGCACGGCGACGAGAAGGAGATCCACGTCGTCGAGATAGTTCCCGGGGAGAAGACAGACCTCGCCATCGCGCCCGTCCATGCCGTGCTCGAAACCGTCGGCGAGCCCTCGGCCCCCGCCGCCCCCCCGGCCCTCGACGTGCCCCTGCCGATTCCAGCCGAATCCGATCCGGCCCCCGAACCCCTGCCCGAGCCGCTTCCCCCCGACGAGCTGGGCCACGTCTGATGCAGCGGGTTGCCTTCGTCGGCGTCGAGGCGGCCAAGTCCGGCTGCTACCTGTGCATGACCAACACGGACCTGATCGACCTCGGCATCTCGATCGAAGGGGAAGGGGGCCTCTTCCTCTGCGTGCCCTGCGTGATCGACGCCGGCCGGCTCTGCGGCATGGGCTCGCCGGAGGACATGGCGGCCCTCCTCGTGAAGCTGGAGGAGGTCGGGGGCCTCGTCGCCGAGCACGCCTTGGAGATCGAGCGCCTCCAGACGGTCGCCGACGGGCTGGAGGCCGCGCTCGCGGCGAAGGCCACGGCGACGAGGAAGAAGGCCCATGTCCCTGCTTGACGTCTTCCTCGTCCTCGCCCTCGTCCTCGGCGAGGTGGTCGCCTTCATCGCCGGCTTCCTGCTGGCGAAGTCCATCTATGCGGCCATCCTCAACACCCAGCACCACCACTACGAGCAGGCCCTCGACCGCGTGGCGGCCGCCAACCTCGGCCAGTACCGGGAGTTCCACCCCGCGGCTCCCCAGCAGGCAGGCGCCCCCGAGTCCCCCGCCGACCCGACGTCGACCTTCTTCTACCGCGACCCCACCGGCCTCGTGCAGGAAGAGGTGCCGCTGAACGACATGGACCCCCGCTTCTACGTCCCCGAGCCCTAGATGGCAAGCGGCTGGAAGGACACCGGCGGGGGCCTGATGCCCCCGGGTGCGGCCCTCGAAGGGGGCCAGGCCAAGAACCCCTACCTCATCCCCGACGACCCCAAGGGGATGCTCACCTCCATCATGCGGCGGTACAAACTAGGCGCAAAGTCCAGACCGGAGTTCCGACCCAAACTCAACCTCATGTTCTTGCTCGGCGAGCACTGGATGACCTGGGACCCCTACTCCCGGCGCCTTCGGCAGAACTTCGACAACCCGTACCGGCGGGAGAGCAGGCCCCGCATCACGATCAACAAGGTCGGGAGCCACGTCGAGCGTGCCGTGGCCCGCCTGACCAAGTCGTCGCCGACGCCGGAGTGCCGCCCCGTCACCGACGAAGAGGACGACGTGGGGGCAGCCAAGGTTGGCACCCGGATCCTCGTCAGCGAGGCAAACCGGATCCAGATCGACACCCGCATAACGGCCCTCTACTTCTGGGTCGTTCCTGTCGGGTGGGCGTACCTGCAGTGCACCTGGAACCCAGAGCTGGGCCAGGTCCAGGGCACCGTCACCGAGGAGGCCCTCCTCAAGGTCCCCGACCCCACCGACCGCATGGCCGTGCGCATGCTGGGCAACCGCGGACCCCAGATGCGCAAGGCCCTCGTCTCCAAGGACGTCCACCAGGGCGACGTGGTGGTCGACGTCGTGCCCCACTTCGAGCTCGTCGTGGACCCCTCGGCGACTTCCATGGACGGCGCCCGCTGGGCCATCCGCTCCGTCACCCTCACCAAAGAGGAGGTCTGGGAGCGCTACGGCCGCCTCCCGGCTACGACGGAGCAGGCTCCCGGCATCTCGCTCATCCACGAGCTGCGCAGCTTCCTGGAGCGCACCGCCGCCCGCCAGCCTGAGGTGCACGAGGAGGTCGTCGTCCACCAGTTCTGGATGCCCCCCGGCTCCCGCAGCAGGCCCGAGGGCCTCGTCGTCACGTACAGCGGCCTCACCATCCTGGAGGACCCCAAACCCTACCCCTACGACCACGGGAAGTTGCCGTTCGTCCAGTTCAACCTCATGCCCGGCATCTTCCGCCGCGAGGGCCGGACCTGGGTCGACGACCTCATCAGCATGCAGGCCGACTACAACGACGCCCGCTGCCGGGAGGCCGAGATCCGCAACGACCTCGTGCCGAAGCTCCTTTACCCCAAGGGCTCGATCGACGACCGCAAGCTGAACACCCGCGTGCAGGCGATCGGCTACAGCCAGATTGGCCAGCCCCCCCACTGGGAGATGCCCAACGCCGGCTGGGCGCAGGTCTTCGAGGAGACCATGAACCGGGTGGACAAGGAGATGGGTGAGCGCGCCGCCGTCTCGCCCGCCACCCGCGGCGAGGTCCTCTCGGGCCTCTCGGCCGCCGCCCTGCTGGCCGCCCAGGAGGCCGCCGACGTCCCCGGCAACATCTCGGTCAAGGAGCTGTCCGACGGCATCGCCACCCTCGGCTGGCAGCACCTGATGCTGATCCGCCAGTTCTGGACCGAGAAGCGCCTCGTGCGGACCTGGTCCGAGGAGGCCGACCGGATGGACGTCGAGAAGTTCCGGGGAGCCGACCTCCCCCGCCAGCTCGACGTGCACGTGACCCCCGAGTCGGCTCTCCCCCGCTCCAAGGCCGCCCGGGTCCAGATCGCCCTCGAGCTGCAGAAGGCGGGCCTGGTGCGCGACCCCGCCACGATCCTGCGCTACATCGACCTCCCCGGAACCGACCTGCTCATCCGGGAGATCGACGAGGACACCCGCGAGGCCATGTGGGAGAACGACCAGATGCTCCAGGGCAACCTGATCCAGATCCAGAAATGGCAGAACATGGTGGTCCACTCCTACGTTCACAACAGGTTGCGCAAGTCCGACGACTTCCGCAAGGCCGGCCCGCATATCCAGGCCATCATCGACGCCCACTGCGACCTCCACGATGCCCTCATGCAGGGCCAGCTCGGCGCCATCGGCCCCGTCGGTGCCCCCGGCTCCGTGCAGCCCGGCTCCGCGGGCAGCCAGGGCGGTGCCCAGCCCGGCGACCTCATGGGCCGCATCGCCCAGATGGCGGGTATCCAGGGCGGCAAGGCCGGCCAGCCGGGCCCGATCCCCGGCGTCAGCCCGGACACCCAGGCGGCCAGCATGGGCCACTGACGTGCCGTTCCAGTCCGAGGCGCAGCGCCGCCTCATGTGGGCGAAGCACCCGGAGATCGCCAAGCGCTGGGCGGACGAGACCGGCCCCCAGAAGAACCTCCCCATGCACGTGCGACAATCCAAGGGCGGCGGCAACAAGGCCATCGAGGCCGTCAAGGCGAAAGGCGGTGCGAAGTGAGGAACGGCGCCATGAAGGCCGCCCGCTCGGGCGGGATGCCCTACACCGGGCAGAAGATGTTCGGCTCCAAGCCGCAGATCTTCGGCCAGGTCGTCGGGGAGCGCACCGGGGGCAAGAACTCCCGGACCCGCAAGATTCCGCTGGGGCGCGCCCAGGTGGGCATGACCAAGATGGGCCAGACCCGGGGCGGGGGATCCCCGGCGAACCCGACCGGCGGCACGCCGGGCCTCTCGGGGACGAAGGGGGCGGGGAGCGAGCTCCCCCTGAACAAGCACATGCGCGGCGAGACGATGCACGGCCAGGTCGGGCGCGGCCCCCTCAAGCCCCGCCGCGGCGGCACCATCGGCTACTGACCATGCGAGCGCCCCGAATGCTGAGACGCTTTCGGGCCTGGTTGACAGGCTACTTTTGGCTTCCCTGCCCCCAGTGCGGGCAAATGTTCGCAGGCTACGAGGAGCCGCTGGGCTCCATAGAGACCACGCTGGGCTCCATAGAGACCACGCTGGGCCAAGGACGGGTCACGTGCCCGGCGTGCGCCTTGGGGAGGTGCTGACCACGGCCGGCAACAAGTGGATTCAATCGGCCATCTCACACCCGGGGGCCCTCACGGCAACGGCGAAGAAGGCCGGGGCGGTGCACGGCGGCAAGATCGACAAGGCATGGACCGCACGCGCGGCGAAGGGCAATGGCCTCACGGCAAAGCGGGCTCGCCTCGCCCAGACCCTCGGAAAGATGCGAGGTTGACCGTGAGTAACAAAGCGATCGAGGAGACGAAGTACCGCCGGCCGGCGAAGTACAAGGGCGGCAAGGGCTACACAACGATGCCTGTGACGGCCTCCGACCGGAAGATGACCATCCGCCACCTCTCCGACTCCATCGCCCACAACCAGGAACACGCCAAGGACCATAAGATCGCCGAGAAAGAGGCCAAGAAGCAACTGAAGGCCGTGAAGGCCGGGAAAGGATCGAACTACTCGTGAGCCCGCCGAAGCGCACCGACAGCCCCCGCAACGCCGCCGTCCGGGACAAGGTGGCCGCCCGCGAGGACGCGGGGCCGGCCGGAGCAGCGGGAGGTCCTCAAGCGGGCGGCAAGCTCGATCCTAACGGCGTCGCCAACTACCGCCCCGGAGAGAACCCGGCGACGGTCTGCGGCAACTGCAACTACTTCGTCCCCGGCCGCCCCACGCCCACCTGCCAGGTCGTCTCCGGCCCCATCGACCCGACCATGACCTGCGACTTCTGGCACGCCGCCGGTGGTGCAGGCCCGAGCGCGGCGGGGGCCCTCATGCCGCCAGCGATGCCCGGGGGCCAGGTCCCCGTCGGCGCTCCCTCGGCCGCCCCACCCGGCACCGGCCAGGGCTACTAACCCGGCGTACACTCTCCCCGACACGCCTAAGTGTCATAACGCCCCAGGAGGGCGTCATAACGGGGAGGTACGCACGTGTCAGAAGTCACCGAGGGCCTGGAGCCCGAGGAGCTGGACCTGGAGGGCGACCTCCCCGAAAACCAGGACGTTTTCCCACGGGACTACGTCGAGAAGCTGCGCCGCCAGGCCGCCGGCTACCGCACCAGGAGCGCGGAGTACGAGGGCCTGATCGAGGAGAGCTTCGGCGACGCAGACACCGCCCGCCAGGCCGCCAATCTCTGGCAGATGTCGGCCACAAAGGACGGTCTCGCCCGGATCACCGTCGAGGCCCTCACCGCCATGGGCTACAGCCCGGAGCGGATCCAGGAGTTCATCTCGACCGGAGCTCAGGCCCCCGCTCCCCCGGCAGCACCGCCGGTCCCCGTCGAGGATCCGACCCAGCCCGTCACCTGGGAGCTGCTCCAGCAGTGGGGCGCCCAGCTCCAGGGCCAGATCGCCCAGCAGGTCAACGCCCCCATCCAGCAGATGACCATGGCGCAGGCCCAGCAGGTCGCCATCGGGGGCCTGGAGAGCGCGCTTGCCGAGGTGGGCGTCGCCGACCCGGTCACCCGCACCATCGTGCTCGAGCTGGCGGACCGCTACGTCGACGAGGACGAGCGTGACCCCTACGTGCTCGCCGAGGCCGTGCGCCGAGGCTACGGCGACTACGAGGCCCATCTCCAGGGGGCCACCGGCGCCGCCCTGCAGGCGAAGGCGCAGGCCAACCGCAACCTCCCCACACCGCTAACCGGCGGTGCCTCGCCCTCCGGGCTTGAGGCCCTCCCGGCCCCCAAGAACGTGAAATCTGCCCACGAGCGCCTCCGGATGAGGTTGGAGGCCGCAGGAGAGGACTGAGCAATGGGCTCCCAGAGCCTGACCATCTTCGACGCCGCACTGAAGGACGACTACTCACCCGGGCTGCGCAACGCCGTCAACGACGGCAACGTGCTACTGCCGGAGATCCAGCGCAACGACAAGGACATCGTGGGCCGCCAGGCCGTCTGGTCGGTCCACACCAAGCGTTCCACCTCCACGGGTGCGAGGGCCGAGCTCGCCGCCCTGCCCCCCGCGGGCGCCCAGGGCTACGACCCGCCCAAGCAGAAGCTGCGCTTCGTCTACCACACGATCAAGGTCTCCGGGCCGGCGACCGAGCTGACCCAGAACGAGCGGGGAGCCTTCCGCCGGGTCATGGAGGCCGAGATGGACGGTGCCGAGCGGGACCTGAAGAACGACGTCGCCCGCGAGCTCTACAACAGCCAGACGAACTCGAACGACGGGGTGATCGTGAACTGCGGGACTACTACGGCCTCGCTCACCGTGCAGCTCCAGACCACGACGCTGCGGGCCGACATGCGGATGTTCTTTGCCGGGATGTACGTCGACATCACCGACAACGCCGGCAACCTGATCTCCCAGGGCAAGGCCCGCAAGATCACCTCGATAAGCCGGACGAACTCGACCATCACGATCGACACCAACGCCGTCCCCGACGTCTCCGGCGCGGGCTCGGGCGTCGTGACCACCTCCTCGTCGCACTTCGTCACGAGGGCCGGGAGCTTCGGCTCCGAGATGGTGGGCATGCGGACGATGATCGACGACGGGACCACCTTCGCCTCGGTCCACGGGCTCTCCAACGCCACCTCGCCCGCGTGGGCCTCGGTCAAGGTCGGGTCGTCCACGACGCCCATCTCCGAGGACCTCCTCGAGCAGCTCTGGGACGCCATCGGCACCGACGGGGCCGGCGACAACGACGAGGACATGCTCTTCGTCACCGCTTTCGAGCAGCGCCGCACGCTCGCCAACAAGCTGCAGGCCCAGAAGCGCTACGACGGCAGGGAGATCACGCTGCGGGCCGGCTGGCGGGGCCTTCAGATCAGCCACGGCATCATGGGCACCGACAAGTACGCCCCCGAGGACCGGGTCATGGCGGTCAACCGCCAGGAGATGTGCTGGTTCGTCGGGCGGGACTTCGGCGTCGACGTCGTCGGCGGCCAGTCGCTCTTTCAAGCCCTCGACGGCACCGACGCCTGGGAGGCCCGGATCAAGGCCTACGTGACCCTCGCCGTGACCAACCGCAACAGCCACGGGCTCGCGCTCGTGCAGACCGTCTGATGGCCGCCGTCACCCCCGTAGCGGGCACGGACCGGGTCGAGTACCTGGGGACCAAGCGGGTCCAGCTCGCCCAGTTCACCCCGAACAACGGCGACACGTGGACCACGTACATGCGCACCATCGACTCCATCGACTGGGCCTACCTGGCGACGCCGACGGCGGGCACCGACATGGTGAGCTTCACCTTCACGCAGGGGACAGCGACGGCGGCCGCCATCGTGAACTTCGTCGTGGCCGGCACCGCCCGCCTCATCTGCGTGAAGGTCTGGGGCGACTGAGGTGCGCTCCCTCCTGGTGCCCTCGGCCGTCGGGTGGGTGCCCGCTGCGCTGGAGGACGTCGCCGCCGTGCTCCGTCGGCAGGACCCCGACCTGGAAGTGCGGATAGGCGTCATCGCCGACGAGGGGGGCCGGGAGGTCGACCGGCGCTTCGAGGTATGGCGGCACTGCGAGGACGGCCAGGACCGCCGCATCGGCTCGTGGCGGTCTGACGAGGTGAGCTCCATCGTCGCTGACGTCGCTGTGATGCGGGCGGGGGCCACGGGGCGGACGGGTAGCGCCGTGGACCGCATCGAGGCCCACAACGCCCGCACGGAGGCCGCAAAGGCAGCCTGGGAGGAGGAGGTGCTGGCGGCGATCCAGGACCACCTCCACTTCGTCCGGGGGCCCGACCGGCCGTGGCGCTCGGCGAGCCTCGCACCCGAGTCCGCCAACCGGGGGGGTGGGGGCCGGTCCCCCCCGCCATGACCCTCGCCCCCCCGACCCGGCTTCCGCTCGTCGAGGTGGGAACCCCGCGCTTCGGCCAGCAGGTCCGCACCGCCCTCATCGACCTCGAACGGGCGTTGAAGGGCAGGGACTGGGTCGTCATCGGCGCAGCGGGGGCCCCCGCTTTCGCCAACTCGTGGGTCAACTTCGGCTCGACCTGGGCCCCCGCTGCCTACCGCAAGGACGCCATGGGCTTCGTCCACCTCCGCGGCCTCGTGAAGTCGGGCACCGTCAACGTGGCGATCTTCGTCCTGCCCGTGGGTTTCCGGCCGATCGGCGACCTCATGTTCGGGGTCATCAACGACACCGGGCCGGGACAGGGGGTCGTGCAGCAGGACGGCACGGTCCGCCAGGGGGCCGGCACGGGGCTCACCAACACCAACGGGTTCCACACCCTCAGCGGCATCACCTTCCTGGCCGAGCAGTGACCCACCACTACATGGTCTGGAAGGAGATGGCCGACTTCTCGGGCGGGCTGTGGGAGCGCGGGACGGCGGCCCTCTTCCCCGACAACGCCCTCGCGGTCATGGACGACTGCCATCCCTACGTCGCCGGGGGAGTCGTCCCCGTCGTCGCCACGGTCCCCATCGCCAGCACGCACCCAGACGCTGCCGCGTCCGTTACCCAGATGCTCGGCTACTACCAGTCGGCCGACGGGCAGATCACCCTCTGCGCCTACTCGAAGGCCCCGTTCAGCTTCATCGTCTCGCAGTTCACGAGCACGGCCGTCATCTCCACCCCCAGCGGGATCGACCCGACCAAGGGCGCCGCACAGGTGATGTTCGTCGACTCCGGGCCGGCGGGGACGCCGGGGCACCGCAACATCGCCTGGAACGTCGACTTCGGCTCTTCGGGGGACAACGGGGTATGGGTCGTGAACTCCAACAGCCTGATCCCGGGGTCCTGCGCTCAGGTCCTTAGCTATTCCGGCATCACCGCCCTCGCCTACCACCAGGCCCGCCTCGTGGCACTCCAGTCCGGCAACAACACCACTCGCAGCGGTGCCCCCGTCCTCGCCTACACCGATCCCGGCAGCGACACGGCGTGGAACGTGTTGGTCAACTTCCTCGACCTCCAGACCTCGCCGCAGAGCGCGATCGCGGCGTGGGGCGTCGTCTACGCGCCGAGCGAGCTGGTGGTCATGCTCGACGGCCGGGGTCTGCTCGACGTCCAGGGCGACATCACCGCCCCCATCGTGCGCGACGTGACCCAGCAGTACCCCTCGTCCGGGGCAACCAGCGGGAGCTCGCAGATCCCGATCCCGTTCCACTACGCCCCGGTCATCACCGACGAGGGCCTCGTCTACTTCTCCCGCAACCGGGGGCTCATGGTCTGGGCCGGCGGGAGCCGGGTCGACCACCTGTCCCGCCAGATCAATCCCGGCAACATGCTCCAGGTGAGCCCCCCGAACAGCTCCCAGCTCGGCAGCATCGGCTACGCCGGGCGGTTCATCTTCCTGCCCGGCCAGGGGGCGAGGGCCGCCAGCCCGGCCGCTTACGTCTACGACACGTGGACGAAGAGCTGGCACCGGCAGACGCAGTGGGCGAACACGCTCTTCTACAAGGCGGTGCCGGGGCTCAACTACAAGCTCTACGGGTTCGGGATGAATTACCTCTCGCCCGCCTTCGACTACCGGAGCATGGACCTCGCCAGCGACCCCTCGCTCGGGACGACGGCGGTGGGGACCTACACCTTCAAGACGCACCCGCAGTCGATCGACGCCCGCTATGTGGAGCTGCGCGAGGTGGAGCTGATTCTGGGAGCGGGCTCGTCGGGGGCCCAGGGCACGCTCACCGTGACGGCCACGCCCGTGCCGACAGGGACGCCGGTCACCGTCACCGCCTCCTACGTCGTGAACGCCGGCGGCGAGCAGGTCATCCGCAAGATCGTGGGCCTCCTGCCGGCGCAGGCGTTCACCGTTCAGATCACCTTCGCCACGTCCAACGCCGGGGAGGCCCCCACGTGCAAGAAGCTGCGGATGGGCTGCATCCCCCGCTACCGGCTGGGGGTGAGCTGAGTGGCGACGCTGCTGCAGATGCAGACCCGGGCGGCCCTCCGCTTCCGCGATCCGGCCAACGCCCTCATCACCGCGGCGACGTGGACCGACCACCTGAACGCCGCCTACGACGAGTACTCCGGCGCTACCCGCTGGCCGTTCCTGCTGACCACGGGCAGCTTCGCTGTCCCGCCCGGGGGCCACCGCATCTCCGTGGGCTCCAACGTTGCCAGCGGGATCAAGGATGTTTACGACCTCGTGAGCGGCGGCGACGAGCCCCGGATGCTGCTGCCGGTGCCCGACGGCATGCCCTGGAAGGAGCGGGTCTTCCTGGAGTGGCGGGTGAGCGGGGTGCCGCTGTTCTGGGAGATCCAGGGGGCGAACCTCTACGTGCTGCCGGCCGTCACCGTGAACACGACCCTGGAAGTGAACTACTACACGGACGTGACGCCGCTGGCGGCCGGCACCGACGTGCCCGTGTTCCCTGCCCGCTACCACGAGGCCCTCGTCGAGGGGGCACTCGGGCGGGCCTACCAGGACGACGGCAACGCCGAGGCCTCCAAGCTCGCCTACGGCCAGTTCTCCCGGCTCGTCAAGCAGGCGATGGCCGAGCTGGAGACCGTGGGCCAGGTCCTCTCGACCAAGGGGACGCTGCAGGAGTCGGCGCAGATGGCACCCTCGGCCACCCCCCAGCAGGAGGCGGGTCAGTGAACCTCGGCGTGATGCGCCAGCGCTGCATGGACCGCTACCGGGAGCCCACGGGCTCGGGGCTACGGAGCAAGTCCATGTGGACCGACGACCTCAACGAGCGCTACGGCGAGTTCGTCTCCCAGATCGGCTCGGGCAAGAACAAGCTCGCCACCATCACGTTCCCGGCCGCCACCCGCTCCCAGCCGCTGCCCACGGGGGCGACGGGCCTGCTCATGGTCCGCAACACGAGCGTCTCCACGCCGTTCAACATGCTCCCGCTCACCTCGTGGCAGCAGGTCATCGACCGCTTCACGGACCCGACAATCCAGGGCAACACCTACTACTACCTCGTGGACGGCGCGCTCATCTACCTCTTCCCGGTGCCGCAGGCCAACACGATCGTCGAGGTGTCGTACTGGGGGGACCCGGCTGCCCTCGTCCTCGACGCCGACATACCCATCGACCTCCCCTCCCGGTACCACCCTGCCCTCTGCGAGGGGGCCCTCGCTCTCGCCTACACCGACGACGGGCAGGCCGACCGGGCGCGCCTGCACCAGGCGAAATACGACGACGCCCTGAAGATCGCCAAGGACGACCTCAACGAGGCCCGCACCGAAATCTACCCGGGCATACGTGACAACTTCTACGAGACGATCTGATGGCTACCCTAGCTGACCTCTACAACGGGATCGCCCCGGGATCGTCCCGGCTCAACTGGGGCATGGGCCAGCCCGGGCAGGTGCGCACGGCCGTGCAGCCGGGCGCGGCGACCCCGGCGCCGTCCCCGCAGGCGCCCCAGTACCAGGCGAACGGGGTGCTGCCGATCGGCTACGGGGCCGGGGGCCAGAGCGGCTACACGCCCGGGCAGATGGGCGCGCAGCAGGGAGCCCAGATGGGGGGCTACACGCCGGGGCAGGTCTCGGCCCAGGTCGGCCAGCAGCAGGCTCTGCGGCAGATGATGGGCCAGCCCGCGGCAGCTCCCCAGACCGCCCTGCCGGCCGCACCGCCAGCGATGCAGGTCCATCAGCAGGCCCAGATGCCCACGATGCTGCCGCAGTCGGCGATCGCCGCCCTCCAGGCCCAGCAGCAGGCAGCGATCGCCCGGATGGCCCCCCAGGCGGTGGCCCCCAACTCGGCGGCCATCCAGCAATTCCTGCAGCAGAGGGGGTACTGATGCCCGACGTGACCGGGCAGGACTACGGGAGCCTTCTCTCTTTCTACCAGCCCAACTCCCAGATCCAGGCGTTCGGGCTGGGCGACATCGAGCGCCAGCGGGCCCAGGCGCAGAGCCAGGCCGCGCTCCAGAGCCAGCTCCTTTTCACGCAGTTCCAGCAGCGGGGCCTGCCGGCCCAGGCGAACCAAGATGCCTCGATGGGCCGGTTCTTCTCGGGCATGACCGGCCAGCGGGCCTCCAACATCGCCGAGGACAGCTCGAACGCCAACGCCCAGGTGCAGCTCACCCTCAACCAGCAGTTGAACGACCTCCGCCGGCAGGCTTTTATGACGAACCTTGGGGTGGCGTTCTAGATGCCCTCGGTCCCCAACCCGATCACCCCGGTCCGGCTCCCCCGGCCCACGACCGGGGCCAGCACCGCGCGGCCCTCGACGCCCGGCCCCGTGCCTACGGGCAGCGGGCAACTCTCTCCCCAGGACTTCCTGAACCAGCTCAACCAGCAGTACGCCCAGTACGCCGCATCGGGCCAGCAGGGGGCCGGGCAGTTCTCCATCCCGAGCATCCCGGGCGTGTCGCCGATCGACACCTCAAAAATGTTCACCAACATGCCCGTCGCCCCGATCGAGGGCCAGGACTACAACAGCGCCTACGAGCAGGCCCTCACCGGGCAGCGCCAGTCGATCACCGATGAGTTCACCCGGGCAATGCAGGACGTCGCGGGCCGGGAGCAGGTCGGCAACCAGCTCGTCGCGCAGCAGGGGGGCCAGGTGTCCCAGATCGGCCAGCAGACGGCGGGGGCGATTCAGAACTACGCCCAGGCCGCCCAGGACGCTCAGGCGGCGGCCGGCATGCCCGCGACCCCCGGGCGGGGGGCCATCCCCGCGATCAACCCGTTCATGCAGGCCCAGACGATGACGGACGCGGCCAATCAGGTCGACGTGGGGAACCTCGGCCTGGGGGTCCACGAGCTGGCGGCCCGGCAGGGGGGCCAGATGCAGACCCTTCAGAGCCAGGCGCTGCAGAACGTCGCCGCGCAGGAGGCCCAGTTCCGGGGCCAGCAGGCCCTCCAGCAGCAGGCCCAGCAGGCGGCGCTCCAGCAGGCGGCCGCCCAGGCGCAGGTGCAGGCCCAGCTCCAGGCCCAGCAGGAGACGGTCCAGGGACAGCAGCTCGGCGCCCAGCTCGGGGCGTGGAACTCGATCTACGGCCAGATGCGGCCCGCCACGCCGACGATGCCGAGCCCGATCGAGTCGCTCCAGGCCCTCCAGGGGGCACAGCAGACTGGCCTCGCTGCCCCGCCCCCGCCCGCCCAGGACCCGAACGCCTTCGCCAACGCCCTCAAGTACTGGCAGCAGCACGGCGCCCACGCCTCCACCATGCAGGACATCACCCTGCAGTACGGGCCGGACATCGCCAACCAGGTGCGGACCCGGGCGCAGCAGGCGTACCCGGCCAAGAAGAAATAGGTGGCGAACATCTTCGCCCCGCTCACGGCCGACCCCACGGCGGGGGACACGGGGGCCAGCTCCTTCCTGCTCGCCAGCAGCCCGTTCAACCCGATCGGGGGCGGCCCTCCGCTGGCGCCGTTCCAGCTCCAGGCGCTGCAGGGGGCCAGCGTGCCTGGAGCGACGTCGACCACCACCGCCCCCAGCGCCTTCCCGAGCCTGTTCGCCACGCCCACGGCAGCGGCGACGACGCCGAACCTGCCGACGGCCCCCGTCACGGCCTACGAACGGGAGAGCAAGGGCCTCGGCCACGTCGTCTCGGGGGTCGCCAAGGGGCTGTTCCAGATCATCGCCGGGCCGGAGCTGTCGGCCTACGAGGCGATCCGCCACCCCGGCGAGCTGGCGCACCCGGTCGCCTTCGCCCAGCAGGTCGAGCCCGGCATCTTCGGCCAGCCGGGGCAGAACCCCCTCACGCACAACATCGCCGCCAACGTGGCGACCGGCATCTGGGGGACGGCGCACGACCTCGGCCAGCTCGCCTACCACGCCGCCACGGGGCAGGGCCTGGAGAACACGAGCTTCGTCCAGAAGGCGCAGGCGAGCAGCTACACCGAGCAGATCTTCGGGCACCTGGCGAACCTGCTGCTGGTGGCGGGGGGGGCGGGGGCGGCCCTCAA